TGTCTCACCACTAGCTCCAGTAGCACCTGTTTCTCCAGTGGCTCCAGTAGCACCTGTCTCACCACTAGCTCCAGTAGCACCTGTCTCACCACTAGCTCCAGTAGCACCTGTCTCACCACTAGCTCCAGTAGCACCTGTTTCTCCTGTGGCTCCAGTTGCACCTGTTTCTCCTGTGGCTCCAGTAGCACCTGTTTCTCCAGTGGCTCCAGTAGCACCTGTTTCTCCAGTGGCTCCAGTAGCACCTGTCTCACCAGTGGCTCCAGTTGCACCTGTTTCTCCTGTGGCTCCAGTAGCACCTGTTTCTCCTGTGGCTCCAGTAGCACCAGTCTCACCCGTGGCTCCAGTAGCACCAGTCTCACCCGTGGCTCCAGTTGCACCTGTTTCTCCAGTAGCTCCAGTAGCACCTGTTTCTCCAGTGGCTCCAGTAGCCCCTGTCTCGCCAGTGGCTCCTGTTTCTCCTGTAGCTCCTGTTTCACCAGTGGCTCCAGTCTCACCAGTAGCTCCTGTTTCTCCTGTAGCACCTGTTTCGCCAGTAGCTCCTGTTTCTCCTGTAGCTCCTGTTTCTCCAGTGACACCTGTCTCACCAGTAGCTCCTGTTTCTCCAGTGACACCTGTCTCACCAGTAGCTCCTGTTTCTCCTGTAGCTCCTGTTTCTCCAGTAGCTCCTGTTTCACCAGTGGCTCCAGTAGCTCCTGTTTCTCCTGTAGCTCCAGTCTCGCCTGTAGCACCTGTAGCTCCACTGGCACCTGTCTCACCCGTGGCTCCACTAGCTCCAGTCTCACCTGTGGCTCCACTGGCTCCTGTCTCACCTGTGGCTCCACTAGCTCCTGTCTCACCTGTAGCTCCACTGGCACCTGTCTCACCTGTAGCTCCACTAGCTCCAGTTTCTCCTGTGGCTCCACTGGCTCCTGTCTCACCTGTAGCTCCACTGGCACCTGTCTCACCTGTAGCTCCACTAGCTCCAGTTTCTCCTGTGGCTCCACTGGCTCCTGTCTCACCTGTAGCTCCTGTTTCACCTGTGGCTCCACTGGCTCCTGTCTCACCCGTGGCTCCTGTCTCGCCCGTGACACCTGTCTCACCTGTAGCACCACTAGCCCCTGTCTCACCTGTAGCACCACTAGCCCCTGTCTCACCTGTAGCACCACTAGCTCCTGTCTCACCTGTGGCTCCACTGGCTCCTTTCAACCCTTCAACACCGTCGATACCCTTAGCACCTTGAAACCCAGGTATAAGAGGGCATACGAATGTATTATCATTGCTAATATATAATTGACCACCATTTGTAACACCTGGCGATGTTGATGTAAAGGTTCCTGTTATTGTATATATTGGGCTTGAAAAACTTACACTTGTAAATAAAAATACAATACTGTTAGTGCTATCACTAATATTTAAGATAGGATTATAATAGGATAAAGAGCTTATAATACCATTTAATATATTAATCCAAGGTATAATACTATTACCATTTATATCCAACATATTCACATATATCTTGGCAGGATCAGAAATAACATCAATGCTCATTCCTCCACTTACGTTTGGATTACCATTATTTAGCCATGTTACTATTAAATTCGTTCCAGAAACACCAGTTTCGCCTGTTTCTCCAGTAGCTCCTGTCTCTCCTGTTGCCCCTGTGGAACCCGTATCCCCTTTTATATTCGACGGAATCGTTGTAACAATATATGATTGTGGACTATCTCTCATATTCATGCGAAATGACTGAACGCTACCAAATGTTGAATATACATAAATAGTGATTTTTATTCTGCTATACACTGATGCAAATGTATAACTATTTACATGAAATTTGTATAACTGCATAGTAATTACCTGTGAAACTTCTTTTGCGGAAGAAATAGAGCCTGTATAAATATTTCCTAGATTGGCCGTTCCATCCGATGAATATTCATCAACATCTACATAATATTTTAATACACCTCCTGTTGAAGGACCTGATGTACGAAAACAATTTAGAGAAACACACCAATCTCCTGGCAATACACTAGTGGTTAATAAAGGGTTTTGTGCTGTTATAAATTCTGATACAACAACGGGTGTTATACTAGGTATATTTGTTACTTGAATATTTGTTTGGCCAGATATATTTGGAAAAACAATAAGGTTGTTCGAGGGATTTGATGAAGGAGTATGGGTTGAGGTAGGTCCGTCCAAAAATAATACGATACCGTTTGATATACCAGAATCGCCTGCTTCACCTGTAGCACCTGTTTCACCTGTTTCACCTGTAGCACCTGATCCACCACCTCCTCCGCCACCGCCTGCTCCAGAATGTAAAGATGGGTTGGTATATAAAATTCCAGTTTGTTTACCATTGCTATCAAGTCCTAGATAAACCCATATAGGCACAGCAAAATCTGTAGGTGGTGTTGTTGTATAGTTATTTACACCATCAGTAGAAATATATATAAAATCCCCTTTATTAAAGGAAGATAAATCCAATGCACTAAAAAACTTTTGTATATCATAATAATATGTTCCAAAGGGTTTATAGGTGAACGAATCAGGTGTAGGAATATTTACACTTGAAACTACACCAACTATATATTTTGAATTTGTATTATTGGCAGATTTGTAATAACCATCCGCAGGATCTATCCAGATAGGCTCTCCACCAACAAATGTGTGAGAAGGTTGTAAAACATCTATGTATTGGCGATTGGCATTTCTGTCATTGAAGCGACCTGTTAAATCAGCTGTTAGTTGGGTATCACTTCCAAAAAAAGAGCCCATTGATGGTGTGAATATAGGTTGCCCATCAGTATTTAATTCAAAATATATATAATTAAAAGCACCTGTTTGAGGAGCACCTGAAAATCCTTGAGAATCAATAAATTGATTATAATTTCCTTCATCTTCTAAAATTAACGTAATAATGTCATCAGTTGTAGATACAATTTGTATAATTTTCCACGCATAACCGGGGATATTTGCACCAATCCATTGACCCACTTTTACATTAGAACATGTATAATAAAGAGTATTGTAATTTATTGGATCGTAATACTGCTGATAGTTTTTTATAATGAACGTCGCTTGGTATGTCATATTACCGTTATTAACTCCATATGACCCACTATCAGAACATGTAAACTGTAAACATATTGGTGCTACCAGTGCCATTACAATATACTTGAATCAAACATTAAATTTATTCTTACGAATATATGTGACAATCCATCTCCTCCAGTTGCGCTACTCAATACAGCTCCTGATGCAATACCGCCCGTGCTATATTGTGTAGAAATAGTTAACATATTCGTTCCAGAATTATTCATCTTATTTGTTCCTATAGAAAAACAGCTGTATTGTGGAGCACTTTCCCATGTAGTAGCACTCATACTACCACCACCAACTGCTGAATTTATTAAACAAAATATAGGAAACAATTTATAATAACTTGATGCACCTTCCGTATTAACAACTGTATTTGTTAAAGTTAACGCATTTGCAACTGTCGGGCCTGTTGTATTTGTTAATGCGAGTGTGAATTTAGCAGGTAAATTTGTAGAAAACGCTCCAGGATAGGGACCTGCTAATGAACCACTGTTTGCAGGAGTATAGATAAGATTAATATAATAAATTGAAGGCCCACCACCCCCACTACCACTGGCATTAATAGTAACATTGCCAAGTCCATTTGTAGGACTTATAGTTACATTTGTTCCTGCTATAATCTTTGTAACACCTCCCGCAGGGCCTGTAGCACCAGTCCATCCAGTAGCTCCAGTTCTTCCAGTGAAACCGGTTACGCCGGTGGGTCCTATTAAGCCAGTAGCACCTGTTGCACCTGTTACACCTGTTACACCGGTATATCCTGTAGGACCCGTTACACCACTAGCACCCGTTACACCAGTAGCACCTGTTGCGCCTGTGCGCCCAGTCCATCCTGTAGCACCCGTTACACCAGTATCTCCTGCCACGCCAGTAGCACCTGTTGCGCCTGTGCGTCCAGTAAAACCCGTTGCACCACTAGCGCCCGTTACACCAGATGCGCCTGTCTGGCCGGTAAATCCAGTAGCACCTGTGCGCCCAGTGAATCCAGTTACGCCAGTAGCTCCAGTAAATCCTTGAATTCCTTGGCCACCTTGAGAACCCTGTAACAGATATGACAAATACGCGGGCTGACCAATTGTGATAGTTCCAGTTGTGCTGATTACATTATAATATACCTCTAGCTCATTTATATTATCAATTGCTTCTGCTACATTATTTGTTATTTGTCCTAGTAAAGTATACCCACTCTGCGTAACTACGAAATATGGTGTTAGAGAATTAAATGTAGTATTTATAATATCCTTCCAAGGAGCTACGTTCGTTGAATCACTTGATATTTTATTAAATCTTATTGTATTCTCGGCTATCCATACATATGCTTCTCCAGGATCACAAGGAGTGGCTGATACAAGAGTCCAGCTACTTATATTTCCAAGTCCACCTCCCCCACTTGGGCCAGTCGGGCCAGTAGCTCCTGTAACTCCAGTAGAACCTGTAGCTCCCGTGCGCCCAGTCGACCCTGTTACACCACTAGCTCCTGTTACACCCGTATATCCAGTAGCTCCCGTAGCCCCCGTGCGCCCAGTCCACCCTGTTACACCACTAGCGCCCGTTACACCTGTATCTCCTAAGCCTGCAGGACCAGTCCATCCAGTCCATCCAGTTGCACCAGTAGCTCCCGTTACGCCCGTCTGTCCAGTAGCTCCTGTAGCTCCCGTGCGCCCAGTCCACCCAGTTGCCCCACTAGCGCCCGTTACACCTGTATCTCCTAAGCCTGCAGGACCAGTCCATCCAGTCCATCCAGTTACACCAGTAGCTCCCGTTACACCCGTCTGCCCAGTAGCTCCTGTAGCTCCCGTGCGCCCAGTCCATCCTGTTACACCACTAGCTCCTGTTACACCTGTATCTCCTAAGCCTGGAGGACCAGTGGCTCCTGTAGCTCCAGTGCGCCCAGTTACACCTGTAGCACCCGTCTCACCTGACCCTGGAGGACCAGTAGCTCCCGTAGCCCCCGTGCGCCCAGTTACACCTGTTGCTCCAGTATGCCCTGTTCCTCCTGGGCCAGTAGGTCCAGTATATCCTGTTCCTCCTAGACCAGTAGGGCCAGTGGGACCCGTGTCACCTAACCCTGGAGGACCAGTGGCTCCTGTAGCTCCAGTGCGCCCAGTTACACCTGTTGCTCCAGTATGTCCTGTTCCTCCTGGACCAGTAGGACCAGTATTGCCAGTATATCCTGTACCTCCTAGACCAGTAGGGCCTGTAGCGCCCGTGCCACCTGGCCCTGGAGGACCAGTAGCTCCAGTAGAACCCGTGCCACCTGACCCTGGAGGACCAGTAGCTCCAGTAGCTCCTATTTCTCCAGTAGCACCTGTATTCGAGGACTTCCCTTCAGGTCCAGTTGCACCTGTAAATCCTTGTAAACCAGCTGGTCCAGTAAATCCTGTTGCTCCCGTATTTGTTGAATGTCCATCTCTTCCCGTAGGCCCAGTATCTCCAGCAGGGCCATCTACACCAGGAGGCCCTGCTACACCATCAATTGGATTCAGATTTACCTCGAATATGTCACTTGTAAAATTAGAACTTCCATTTACACTTGTTATATACACTTGTATAGAGCCCGTTTCCGAGACATAATCAATCACACGACCTTGGAAAAAATGAAGAGGCACAGATTCTGATGCAATAATAATGGAATTTCCTGAAGTGAATGATAGGCCAGGGGATATTATCAATGTTTCCGTTCCACCTGCAGTAACAGGCTCAGATGTCCAGGGACTTGTTGTCTTCGATTTGAATAAATTTCCCGATTTTCCAGTAGGCCCTATTTGACCAGTAGGCCCAGTTGCCCCTGTAACTCCCGTAGGTCCTATAAATCCCCGCGGACCTGTGAAACCAGTAGAACCAGTAACTCCTGTGGCTCCTCTTATACCTGTTGCTCCAGTAAAGCCTGTCGACCCAGTAACACCAGTCATTCCTTGTATGCCCGTAGCACCAGTATCACCAATAAATCCCCGCGGGCCGGTAACGCCAGTAGCCCCTCTTACACCATCAAGCGGATTTAGATTTACGATATATACTGCAGAAGGAAATACAGGATTTCCACTTACTTTGGAAACATTTATAATGATGTTTCCGCTAGAGGGATTATACACATTCACTCTTCCTTGAAAGAATTGTGTAGGGTCAGTCTGTGATACTACAGTTACAGAATTACCAGCAGTAAATCCGAGGCCTTTCGCTATATAAAGAGTTTCAAGACCTCCAAAGCAAACCCCTCTTACAGAAGAATTCCACGGTCCATTTGTAAGAGAAAAAAAACCAGGGGCCGGAGGTCCAGTAGGTCCAGTATCTCCTTGCATCTTTTACTAATATTATGAATTTTAAAATTATGTCGGTAAATTTTGAACGCTTACATATAATGAGCCGGTGGAAGCAAAGAAAGGAGTCAAGTCGTTGGAGTGCAAGGCATTTTGATTTACTCCATTATTTTTCCCACCTGGCATATAATGAAATACTTCATAAGGCCTTGTAAATTCTTGTATTTCTCCCATGGGGACACAAAGTTTGATGGGTGTAGTAAAGAAATTTGACAAATCGTGCACAACCAGCCCTGAAAAAGAAGTGCCAAAATAGTTGCTTGTGTTAAAAGCATTCACAAAGGAAGTCACCGTTGTATTATACATATTGCTTGTTCCATATTTCAAAAATGTGCTTATGGGAAGAACAGCAACAGAATTAGCACCCGTTGCTAATTTCGAAAATGCAATATTCGGATATATATCAATTGTTACCCTAGATTTATTTGTAATATAATTACTAAAACCCGATAAATCTATGGAAGCCGTGGAAAATGTCATGTTTATATCATCATCTACGACGGCTTTCATACTATACCCCTGATTTCCAGAGAATGTAATGGAGCTCATTAAAAAACTGCTTATATAAACAACATTATTTACATTTGTAAAATAATTTATTCCACCAACAACAGTGGCATTTACTACGTCATCAAATTGAGCACTTACTCTTAGATCTGCCAAAGTTCTCGTTGTGCTAATAAGGTCCATTGTGCTTACATAGGAAGATGAGCCAAGGCCTTCGACTGTTGATATTAACAAATCCCCTGTAACTCCAGCATTCGTGGTATAAAACGTTTTTAAATTATCAACAGTGCTGACTAAACTATCTGTGCTTACATAATTTACACTTCCTAGTCCTCTAACAGTGCTGAACATAGGAGAAAAAGAACTTATATAACCAGCGGTTCCTAAACCGGTGAAACTACTAATGAGATCTAAACTACTTATATATCCTGATGTTCCAAGTCCTTGTATAGTGCTAAATATATGTGCGCTACTTATATATCCGGATGTTCCAAGACCTTGTATAGTGCTATTAATATATGAACTACTTACGTATCCAGAACTCCCCAACCCTGTTACAGTGCTTATAAGTTGTGGAGTAGAAATATACCCAAGTGAACCTAGACTTCCTAAACTACTTATAGTGCTTGGTTGCATATAGGATGTTAATGTGCTTATATCATATATGCCATAATTGCTATTCAGTGAAGCCACAATTGAGCTTACACTTGCACCACTTACTTGGCCTTGAGCAGAGGTAGAGCTTATTATAGAATTCACCGTCTGAGTGCTCACATATCCGGAACTTCCAAGGCCTCTGACAGTGCTCAGGAGGTTCACCTGCGAAATAGCTCCTGGAAGTGTTTGGGAAATTGCTGTGGAAAGTGTCGAGATTGCAGTATACATATCCGTAGACATGGATGATAGGGCCAAATCAGTATTATAAATCGCCGTTGAAAAATAATTGATACTTGAAGGAAGATTATTCATCACACTTCCGCCTGAAACAATAAGTGTAGATACGGCATCTACCCATTTTGTGCCTCCGAGCCCGTCGGTTAAGAGCATTTGATTGGAATTTAAATATCCCCCCGTCTTCGGATCTAATGCATATACCGTGCGAAGAACAATAGAATTTGGCCCACTCATTCTTATCTGATAGTATATAAATTTCTCTTGCGGGTAACGCTTTCACTCGCATTATCCTATACACAAACAGAATGACCCAGGGAGGAGGATTATTACAATTGGTTGCTCAAGGAAAACAAGATGTTTTCCTAACCGGAAATCCTCAAGTTACCTGGTTCAAAATGGTGTATCGCAGATACACTAATTTTTCCATAGATCAGCAAATTATTCCCTTTGACAGTCAACCTGATTTTGGAAGAAGAGTCACAGTTTTGTTGCCGAGAAAAGGAGACCTCCTCGGCGCTCTTTGGTTAGAGATTGCTCTTCCGGCGATAAAAGATTCTGTCACGGGTCTTCCTCTATCATACCCGAATTCCGTGGGCCATTCTCTCATACAAGAAGTAAGTATTGAGATAGGTGAGCAAGAGATTGATAAACAGACAGGAGAATGGATGGAAATGATTTCCAATTTGACAGTGCCCAATGAAAAAGTGGATGGGTGGAATGCAATGATAGGAAAAACAAGTGGGGCGAGCCAAGGAAATAAGCCTTCCGCACAGGTGAATCAATTCGGACCCTTGTCACTATATATTCCTCTGCGCTTCTGGTTTTGTAAAAATCCCGGTCTTTTCTTGCCTTTGCTAGCAATCCAGTATCACCCAATTCGTATAAATATAACTCTACGGCCACTTGACCAAATGTTCGTCGTAGATAATCCTACGGCCGTTCCCTGCGTTCAAAGTGCACTGGCAGCCTCCATAACAAGTATGACTCTATACGGCGACTATGTGCATTTGGACACCGAGGAAAGACGCCGTTTCGTGGCAAATGCCCACGAGTATTTGATAGAGCAGGTGCAATACACTCCGAGCATATCTATTGATGCTACTGCCTCAACGGTGCAAATCCCCATGGAGTTCAATCACCCTCTCAGAGAGCTTTACTGGCTTGTCCAAAGATCCGCCGCGGCAAATGCGCATCAATGGTTCAATTATACGAATTTGTCAATCGGCGAAACAACCTCTTTTACAGGTTCTATAAGTGCGACAACTCTTACCGTTACAAATGTAATAACAGGGACACTTGCAGTAGGCTTCCCCATTGTAGGTCCAGGCATCGCTACGGGCACCATCATTACTGCCCTAGGCCCAGGCACAACAGGAACAACCGGGACATATACTGTGAATATCGCACAGAATGTGGCTAGCACCACTATACAAGGCCCCCCTTTCAATAATCTGATAAACACTGCTTTACTGCGCATTGAAGGCTATGATCGGTTTGATAAACGCAATGCCGATTATTTCCGTCTTGTGCAACCATATCAGTATCACACCGCGATACCGAAAAATGATTACTTATATTCTTACAGCTTCGCCCTGAAACCAGAAGACATCCAGCCGAGCGGAAGCATGAATGCCAGTCGTATTGATAATATAACATTGCAATTGGAAATGAATACAACCGTGATTCCGGCGCGTGGTTCATCTTCTGTGAGAATTTATGGACTAAATCATAATGTCCTTCGTATCGTGGATGGATTTGGTGGACTCTTATTCCGTATTTAACAAACCTTTCCGGCGAAATAATCCGTTTTATCCACTGATATTAATAGAACATTTATAACAGTAAGGGGAATGGAATTTCCTGCTGTGTCCCATACAAGAGTAGAATTTTGGCAGGAAAGACATTATACGCGTAATGGAATGTGGTGGTTCACACTTTTCTTTGGGTTTTTTGGACTTCACCACCTCATGTTAAAGAGTCCTCAGACGGCGGTCTTAGTCGTATTAGGAAATATTTTCTTCCTTGGTTTACCTTGGCTATATGACCTTGTGCAATTATCTAGTTGGGGCCTGGATGATAGAGAATTGAATACCTATGGTCTTGATCATCCCTTTGGAACAATGGGTCTTGCCAAAGGCATGTGGAAACCCACGGACAATTTTGTAGATACATCGCCTTACAAGGACAATACATCATCGAAGATACCATTGTCTTATTTATTCTACTCTGCATTTGTCTGGTGCTCTCCCATTGCGTCTTTGGCTGCGGGCGACTCTAAAAGTTTTTTTATTCGTATTGTCCAGTTTATCCTTATTTCTGTTTACGAGGTCATATGTATAATTTTTGATATCATAACACTCATTTTCATGCCAGGCACTCTAATTTTTGGTATAAAACGCCCGTGGCTATTTGCAAACCGATTCATGGATCATATATGGCCCGGATTATCATTTAGTAATGACGGATATAGTCCCAATATTATGCCTGTATACTTCGCAAACAATCTGGATTCATATAGTGAAAAACTACAAAAATACAATATGTATAAGACTATGCAAGAGGAATCTGCCAAAGCTAGTCAACAAGGTGGTGGAGGAGATGTGGCGCCTCCTATACAAGAAGGAGGGGGTAAAACACTCTTTGACTATTTTTCCTTGACTACTGTTGTCGCGATTATTGCAGGCGGATTACTTCTTTCCGCAGGTAGAAAAGCAAATGGACTCTTCCCCGACAAGAATGATACCCCTCCCAAACCAAGAGATGTTTGAAACCCTATTCCATGAAAAATCCATTCTTACTTCTCCCGCTCTAGTGTATTTCACTGCCCCTTGGTGTGGAGCATGTAAACGCATCAAATGGGATTTTCTGCTAGAGGAATTCCCAAATCTTACCATCTATAAATGCGACATTGACGAAAATAAATATACACCTGGCTACTGCCAAGTCAGAAGTATTCCCAGCTTCGCCATGATTCATCCTGGGAGGAAACTCACCGGTCCTATACAATCCAGCGATACTGCTAAAGTGGCTGCCTGGATAAATACTACGCTTATAGGTGCAAAGGAATAATCTTCTATAAAGAAGATGTCAGGACACGCCGATTATAATATTCTCATTGTTGGTGCTGGCATAGCCGGCCTCCACTGTGCCATGCGTCTCAGTGAAGGCTTTACCAATACGATAGCCATCGCAGAAGCATATGATTATGTGGGCGGAAGGTGTTTCACCTATCGTAATCCTTCTATGGATCTGCAGTGGGAGGCAGGTGCTGGAAGAATTCACGCCTCGCACAAACTCATTACAAACTATGTAAATAAATACAACCTCACCAAGATACCCATCTCAGCAGAAGAAGCCTGGATTTCCTCCGAGCAGAAAGAGATTCAATATAATTCATGGTCAGATATATCTGATTTTATTATCAGTATCCTTTCACACCTTCCTCCTGCAACCCTAGGCAGATATACGGTGGAAGAACTTCTTTACAAGGTATACGGTGAGGCAGAATCAAAGAATCTCCTACAACATTTCCCCTATCGTTCCGAACTGAATACGATGCGTGCCGATCTTGCTCTCAAATCCCTAAAAGGCGAGATGGGTTCTGAAGGCGGTTTCTATATTGTAAAAGAAGGGCTTGATACTCTTATGAAACGCATGCGCGCTACGCTCGAAGAGCGTGGTGTAAAGTTCCTATTGAATCATCGCCTCTCGGCCATAGAAAAATATACAAATCCTATTGTCTGTAAATTTGCTAATAAAACACTACGAGCTGAGAAAGTCATTCTCGCTGTCCATAGTGATGCCCTGAAACAAATCAACCCCTTCCAGAATCTCCCTGCACTCAAATATCTGAAGATGCAACCCCTCCTACGAACATATGCGGTTTATCCTACACCAGCGTGGTTTGAGGCACTGCCCAAGATGGTGACAGATTCCCCTCTTCGTTTCATTATTCCCGTCAGATCCGACAAAGGCATAATCATGTCCTCTTACACAGATGCGGAAAATACACGGCCTTGGACAATGATCCTAGATACCGAAGGAGAATCATCCTTGGGTAAGAAAGTTCTGAAGGAAACACGCGATTTATTCCCTGACTTGGATATACCTCGCCCCACATTCTTCAAAACCCATCTATGGAAACATGGATGCACTTATTGGATCCCAGGCTTATATAATCCCACGGAAATGAGTGAAAAGATGCTACGCCCCCTAGCTTCTATGTGGCAAAATGTATATGCATGTGGTGAAAGTTATAGCGAGAGACAGGCGTGGATAGAAGGAGCTCTGGAACACTCCGAGAAACTTCTGCGCAAATTTTTCTGATGGACACTAGTAATGACGGATCATATACAGCTTTCTGCATTTCATGTGTTCGTGGTAGCCCCCTTCTTCCTCTACGTGGCCTTCGTGCGTGGCCAACTCATGCCGTGGGTATTCACGGCTCTTCAAGTGCTAGGTCTAGTTGTCTTACTCTTTCACGCCTATCGCATTATGACAAGGTGGAAGGCGCAGAGCCTCACCGTGTGGGTAAATATCTTGCACGTCGTGGCGGTAGCACCTATTCTTCTCTATATTGGCTGTATGGGTTATGATACTCCTAGATGGGCATATGAGATTCTTGCCATGTTAGGATTCTCTGCCCTCGGTTATCATATCTATCAGATCGTGTTATCCGTGCAAAAAATGCACAAGGATGTCCGCGAGGCAGATTCTAACAAAGTCCTAGCCCAACAGAGTGGGTAGGATGGTTCCGAACTTCCTCCGGCATACACTTCACGAGGTGGTATACAAATGCTGGCTTACTAGTGAAGGTAGAGCCACAGCAAGTGCAAGAGATCTGTTTGTTTTCTGTCTTTCCGAGGAACTTTGTAATATACTCGGAAAGATGACGTATTGTGTAATGACTACGAAGGCCACCCTTCGTAAGTGTCTCATACTTGCATCCCGAACAGGGACAAGTAATCTTTTGAATATCCGTCTCGGAATTCTCAGGATGTTTCGCATTTATATGATTGTCTAAGGCCTGCTTCGTGGCTGTTTCGTAACAGCAGTCCTTGCACTTGTGTTTCAAGGCACCGTCGTGGTTTGCCTTATAATGCATGTGCATCGTGGGTTGCTTCAAAGTCGTAAAGCCACAATGAGGACACACATACTCGCCGTCAACATTTTTCTCATATACGAAGACCATGGGGGACCTGCCCCCAGTCGGCCCGGCCACTTTCAATTTTTAGAAACCCCCTGTCTTTCATCAGAAAAATTGAATAGTCAAGCAACCCCGAAAACCTGTCCTCACTCATACAAGCATGTTGCCGCACAATCGCATTGCTGGCACTCTAGAACTTACTTCTAAGGTCCGCTATGGCCTCACAAGCCGTGGTGTGCCTCTCTTCCGATTCATCCCCTATGACAAGCGTTTTGGACCGATGGCCGTGGGATGTTCTCAGCGCAACCTCTTTTACAATATCCACGCGATTGTGGAACCTTCTGCACAGCCACACCGTCAAGGAGAACTCCCCAAGGCTAATATCATACAAAGCCTCGGAGAGCCCACAGATGAATCTGAACTAAAAGTTCTTCTCACAACATATGCATATGATAGCCAGAAGGATCTTCATCCGGCAAAGACAACGAACCCTCTTGCTGAAGAAGATCCGGCGCACCACCGACACACGCTCGCAGGCAATACCTTTCACATAGATCCTCCAGGATGCAAGGACGTTGATGATTCCTTTACAGTAGCACGCGTGCCAGATACGCAAACCTGGACGATCGCGATCAATATTGCCGATGTTTCATGCAGGGTGTTAGAGGGTTCTGCTCTTGATTTGGAGGCACGGCGCCGAGCCACGAGCTTCTATACACCAGCTGGCGATGCTATTCAGCCGATGTTCCCTAGGGAATTTTCCGAGGGCGAACTCTCGCTCTTGCCTGGTAAACCCAAGCCGACCCTCAGCCTCTGCTTTGAAGTGGAGGAAGGGACCTGGCTACCTACGAATGTCCGGTGGATGTCTACCCTGACACAAACAACCACCTCTTACACATACGACGAGGCCGACCGGCAACTGCCAACAAGCTCTGAACTCCAAGTGCTCCAGAACATTACTCAATCGCCCGATTCCCATGTTATTGTGGAACGCCTCATGATATTCTATAATAAAGAAGCTGGCAAGATGCTGTCAACCGCAGGAACAGGCATTCTCCGCAGGCAGAAAGATGTGGCCGCGAAATATGTGCAGATTCCCGGTGTTCCTGAATTCCTATTCTACGAATCCGCCGAGTTCTGCCTACCGACCGCAGATTCGGTTGCGCATCATGCGCTTGGTCTTACTGCATATGCGTATGCGTCGTCCCCGATTCGCCGATATGCAGATATCATCAATCAGCGCGCTATTAAGGCACTATTAAGTAAGGCCGATGCCCATCCTACACAAACCCAGGCCCTCGTGGATGATATGAACCGGCGTCAAAAACAGGCCAAGGCCTTTCAGCGCGATCTCTTCTTCATGACGAGCATATCAAAAGACAAGGCCACCTCTTCCATAGATGCCATAGTAATCTATGTAAATCCAGAGAAACGAAGCGCCAAGGTCTGGGCCCCTGCTTGGAAGACGACGATACGCGTGAAAAATATTTCCGCCGATATCACCCCAGGACATCCTGTCAGTATCCAGTGGTATGAGAATCGCCAGGAGGCACGGTGGAAGGACAAGATAGTATTCAAAATATTATCGCCCTAACGGCAGAAGATAGATGTCTGACAATAATACAAAAGTATTCGCCGTCGGATTTTTAGTAGTCTTATGGTGGGTTGGAATATGGGGCATTATTGAATTAGCCGTTCATTACTTTGCCAAGGGTTCTTCTGTCAAGGCGTTTTTTGCATACGCTGCCATGATATTGTTTGTCGTCCTCGTATTATATATAAGGCCGGTATCTTTGGAACATTTTTTCTAGATCCGCAAATACAGACTCTCGGCCACGACCACATCGCGCAGCACCACCATCTGAGCACCCTCTAGTAAGCCAAGCCACTCAATATCGGCGCGCAGGGTGGCCATAGCCCGGAATTCCTCCACCAAGCCCATGAGTTTCATGAGGGCGCGCTGAAGATTCCCCTCAAAGATTCCAAACTCGGCAGCCACCGCGGGAAGCAAGGTGTCCCCGCCGACCCAGGTGGCCACCGGCTCCACCCATTCCGTCGTGAGGGTCCAGAAGGGCAGGTCGTCAGGAAGACCATGTGCCCGTTCCCGCTCATATCCGAGGCGTGCATCCTCGGCTATCTGCCCAAGTTCTTCCCGAACAGACCCTTTTACACTCAGCTGAGAAATTGGCGGGGCATCTTCGCTAGGCGAATCACCTAAGAAGATCGCGAGAATAATCAATAGTTCGGTCAGGGACCATGAAGCAGCCTTTCCTTCCAAACGCAGAAATAGCTCCGTTGTCAGAAATGGATGTCCTTCATTCACCTCTGACGCTAATAAGCCCTTCGGAGTTACCTGAAAGGCCGAATCTACGTATTCGTATTCCGAAAGAACCCTCTGACGAAGGCGAACAAGAGGAACTTCCTGCTCCCCCTCCAGCTCTTCCACCGCAACCTCTAATGTGCTCACTGTCCGAGAGGCTTCGCAAACCGATTTGTATCTCTCAAAGATCGGATTCCACTTGCTTTCCTTATGCTCGGCCTGCCACGAAGCAAGCTCCCGCTGCGCGGCCTTCTTCTTTGCGTTGTGAAGTGTTGCCACGCGAAGCTCCAGCTCCTCCTTCTTCTGACACTCTTCCATATCCTCGGCTGTCAGAAGGCTCCTCTTTTGTTGAAGGGTTGCCATGGCATCAGAGACTTCGCTCTTACTTCTTTGGACCTCCTTTTGCAGAAGTGTCCACCAATAACTCATCTCAATCAAAGTCCTCGTGTCCTTTGTTCGCAAGACAAAATCGTAGTGGAAATTCATCCGAGATCCAAATGAAGCAGCCCGCCCCGTCAGAATCTGACGAACTTCAAACAAATCGGCAGGATCTCTCTGGGGCAAATAAATTACCAGGCCCCGAACATCTTTCCCCCGACGCCCTGCCCGACCAGCCATCTGTATATATTCGGCGGAGCGTAAGGGGCGTAAGGATCCATCCGTGAATTTTTCCAGGGCCGTGAATACGACCGTCTTCGTGGGCATATTAATGCCGACGGCGAAGGTTTCCGTTGCCATGAGCACCTTGATATAGCCCTTGCTGAACAAGACCTCCAGAATTTCCTTGAGGAAGGGCAAGAGACCGCTGTGGTGAAAGGCAATGCCTCGCATGGCCAGAGTCCTGAGTGTGTGATACTGTGGCGACTTCTCCAGGCTGTCCTTGTAGCGTGATAAGTGAAAGTCCCAGATATTTGCCACCGCCGCCGCGTCCGACGAGTCCAGGAAATTGCCCGTGATTTTGTCGGCGAGTTTCTCGCATCCGGCGCGGGAAAACACGAAGAAGATGGCTGGAAGATTCCCGTGGGTGTCCAAGTAGTCCAGGCATTCATTCAGTTGGTGCTCAAAGGACTTCGGCCTCGTCTTCCCGGCCACCGGGCCCGTTTTCCCACCCCCAAGGCCTTCAAACCCTCCCTTTTTCACCTGTTGCACCTTCTCCTTGAACTTGTCGTGGGCTAACAAAGCCGAGCTCTTTCCGGCGAGCCAGTCACGATACACAGTCTCATGAAAGTGTTCCTTGGAGTCATAAATCACGAGAGGCTTGCCTTCGGCTAGAACACAGTGCTCCAAGGGCACTGCGCGCCAGAGAGTGCTGATAAGCCAGACACGCACCTTCTTCAGCTCTCCTAGCCATTCGGCAAATCCATAGGGGGAGCTCAGGGTTGCTGATAGCAGGATGAGCTTCACGGTGGGCGCTAAGAGCATGAGAGTCTCTTCCCAGACATGGCCACGATCCGGATCATTGATGTAATGCACCTCGTCAAATACTACCGAGTCCAGGCCGTCCATTGACATAAGAGCGCTCACACCGACCTTTTCCGTAGCCGTGCCACGCTTGAACAAGAGGTTGCGCAGAATCTCCGTGGTCATGACAATGATCTGGGCATCTGGGCGGAATTTGATGTCGCCCGTCATAATCCCCACCGAGGCCTCAGGGAAGAGCTTCTTCAGGTCGTGGAATTTCTGATTTGTCAGTGACTTGATGGGGGTGGTGTAGAAGATGCGTCCGCCCCTCGCCAGTGACTTGGCG